AACCACTCATATTAATTCTATGTTGAATTCTGCAATAATCTTTTAACAAAGTTATCTCTGAATCCTCTAGAAACTTACTAACTTTTTTATATTTAAAATTTTTTATAGTGTCCATGCCACTACACTATACCTTTCACCATTTTTAACTGGCATGACCTTATGTGGAAATAAAAAACTTGAAGGCCAAATAATCATTCTATTTTCTTTTTTAGGAATTGTATATTCACCTGTACCATTAGGGTTTTGAAATGCTAGTTCGCCTCCTTCAAAATTTTCATTTACAAAAAATATAAAACTAAATGTACGTGGTGTATTTGGAGCTGAGTCGTGATGATAAGTATAATGATCAGTTTCTTTATATTGCAAAACTTGTATGGCATCTATAGGTCCAAAAGTAGCTGATAATTTTTTGCTACTTAAATAATCTTCTAGTAGTGTAAAAAAACTATGTCTCATAACATTAAACCAATGTACATTCGTCATTGAATTACTTGTGTCTTCAAGATTACATTTTTTTACTTGTCTTATATCTTTCTTTATTTCATCATAACCAACTGTTGCATCATCCCAATCAAAAGTTTTACACACTTTTAAAAAAGTTGTTAATGTACTTTGTGGAAGCACGTTATCATAAACCTGTACAAACTCTCTTAAGTCCATGATTTTTTATTCCAAAATCTATTTTTATATTTTCTCAACAAGTCAAGCTGATAAAAAATTTTACCTTTGTTAAAATCATTTGTGTTTTTGCCTGTTATTTTCATTTTCCAAGATTCTCTCTTATAAGGTATTACTTGAACATAGGGAGTTCCTCTTTTAATTATTGTATCTATGTAAGGATACTTATCTCCATTAACAATTATTGGAAAATTTATTTCGTTTGTAAATGTATCTGTATCTACGATACCTGGTATAATTGAAAATCTATCATCTGTATTATTCATTGGTGGCAAAAACAAGCATGAATAACCTGGAGGAGTTTTTATAATCCAGGGATTCATTATTTTTAAAATAGACATATTTTTATTTTTCTCTACGTTTGCTGAACCCTCTAGTTGTTTTGGATCATGAAGCTCAGGGTTTTGACCTGTAAGATTAATTCCTCTAGCCATTATTTGATTTTGATCAATTTGTGGTGGATGCCATTCAAAAGTTCTTTTTCCATTATCGTCTCTGAATTGAAAACCATAATCTTGTGGTACTCTTAAAAGGTATCCTGAGGTTAATGTATCAAGAAAAGGCATACAGCCTTTAATAGTTTGTTTTTCAACTGAGTGATTAAGTTTCTTAAACCATTCAGGAATATTTAATTTAATTGGTGTTGGGTAATCTAGTTTTTGATCAACATAGTCATTGTGCGAAATAAATTCAATTGTCTTATCGAACATTTCGATAAACTACTCTTTTTATTTTAAAAGTAAATATTAAATTAATTCCAACGGATGAATAGGTTCTTGACCTTGATCATTAGCATATTGTTCTAAGCTTACATTTAATGCTATTACATCGTTTAGATTGATTGTTTTCAAATAAGCTTTGTATGTAGCTACTAAAGAGCCTAATGGTTTATCTGCATTACCTTTTAAATAATTTTCAAACATAGCATCAAGATTATTTATATATACCTGTAATTCATCACCATCACCAGAGTACCATACAAATGGAACTCCATTTGGTTCTTCAGGTGGCATTTGACCTTGGTTAGCTTGTGGATCATTTAAATGATTAGACTCAGCAAAATATACATCTGCTCCGTCATGATATAGTACAAGTTTGTTACTCAATTTAATTTGTGTAAAATCATCTGCAGGAATATCAATTAATTCGTAACTAGTAGTATCAAAATTTTTATTTGCATTTAAAAAATCATCATCTCTAGCAATTTTATATACTGAGTTGGGATCGTCTTTTGAAAAAATTACTTTTGCCATTTTAACTTCCTATGTTTTCTAAGATTAAAAGCATACCACCCCCTGCACCTTGTCCAGGGTTACCTTGTTGACCAGTGTTGTTGTTGGAGCTACCTCCACCACCACTTAATCCAAAAGCTTCAATACTATTTCCTTGAGCACCTACAGAACCAAAAATTCTACTTGGTGGTGTAACAAGCGTACCATTACTGACAGACGTAGTTCCACTGTTACCACTTGATGCACTTTGGCCATTCCAACTTGCGCCTTGTCCTCCGTTTCCACCATTGAATGTGAATACGTTTGTTAAACTTGTGGCTCCTCCAGAGTTACCATTAT